AGTTTTGTTTCCTTGAAATTAGACAATAAAAAAGACTCCGAAGAGTCTTAAATAGGCTTGTCCTTACCTAAATTCTTTTTGTGTAATATATTACACATTTTGCCTGTCAAAACGGTTTTCACTCAAAATACTGGAAAATTAATTCTGAATGAAACTAACCAAATATCTTAAACTTAGGTCTGTCCGTTTGGATAGCTGCTAACTTACCTGTGTGCATTACGTCAGTAAGTTGCTTGTTTATTTGGTTTAGTAGTTGTAGTGCGATAACTAATTTGTTATGGGTCTTCTCATCACCTAGTGGACTGTTCGCCATACTAGCAATAAGACTTTCTCTTACCTTATCCATTGCTTCTTTGTATAGAGGGTTATCTAATATCTGTGTTGCTTGTTCACCACGTTTAACTTCTTCTAATGACTTATCCGCCATATATCATTCCTGACTGTGCTTTAATTTGTGCGATAGCTAGATCTGTTTCTGCTCTTAGTTGTGCTTTAAAGCGTTCTAACTCAGCTTGAGCTGCTATCTTCTCACGTTCAATTATAACATCATTTTGTGATCTAACTTGTTCTTGCTGTAGTTGTGCGTCTGCTTTTTGCTTCTCAATAGCTAATTGACCTTGTATCATGATCTCAGCTTCTGAAGGTTTAGACTGTTGACCTTCTTGTGCTGGTGTATTAACTGGGTTGATCCAGAACTCTTCTGGGTTTTTAAAGCCTGCGTTCTGTGTAAGTTTAGCTAGTGCATTGTAGATCTTTTCAGGTGAAGTAATACCAATAGCCAATGCTTCTTTTTGAGCTTGTAGAATAGTAGCCAAATGAGCTAACTGTTGATCTTTATTACCAGCACCTAAGCCTACAGAGATAGATAAGTCTTTACGGTCTTCCCATTCTCTTGGGTCTACTTCTACCCATTTGTTTCTCATACGAACAATGTCAGGTTTAGTAAGTGTAGTTCTTACTAGCCTGTGAACAAGTTTGAATAACTCTTTAACACCTGTTTCTGCAAATGTACGTGCTACTAACTCAACTCGCTGTTGAGCAGCAGACATAATTTGTTGTACGCCTGTAGCTGTCTTGTTAAGACTGTTAGCATCTAAGCCTTGGTTATATGCTGTGATACCTGTTCTCTTCTCTTTCATAGAGTCCATGTATTCAACCATACCAAATGATGATGCTGGTAATGGTGGATGTGATAAAGGCATAATACCTGAACCTGGATCACCTTCTACACGCACAATACCACCTGGGCGTGAAGTAAGCATATCATCTAGGTTTACTCTATCTGAGATAGCATAACGACCATTATTAGCTAGATACATGTTATCTAACTGACCACGAATAAGGGTAGACTTAATGAGCTGAATGTCCATAGTCAAGTCAGCATAAGAACGACCAATATGTCTATGTGGCATTATCATAGGTGTGATACATGCGAAAGGTACATACTCACATTTCTCTTTATAAAGAACTGTGTTACCTAATACGACTACTCTATATCTTTCACCATCTAACTTAATGTATGTGTCTTTAACAAGCGCTTCTTGTGACTCAATAGCTCTATCATATTCTTCGTCATAAATATCACGTGCATTAGACTCTTCTTCAAACGTATCACGAAGGTCTGACATAATAGACTTGATGTATTCTAATGGCTTGTCAAACGTCTCAGCAATGTCAGCTAACTGCATCACTTCTCTGTGTTGAACAAACTTAGCCTCTTGTAGGTTAGGGCCACTAACTTCTACAGATATCATCATGTTTTCTGGAGCTACGTTCTCAATAACAATATCTGTGCTTTTTTCTGTAACCTTGAGCTTAACGTCATGAAGCATAGGCTGAATAATAGTAGCAGGATCTTGGCCCATTGCTAATGTTTGATCCATGAGTGCATTCATATCTACACTAGGATCAGGATAAGCCTCATGCTCTAATACTTCTGTCTTTTCATCTGAAGCCAACATTTGAAGCTGGGCATCTGTGAGGCCTTCGTATTTGTACTCTTCTTCTTCTTCTTCGTCTTCAGCATAAACTTTAACGTATCCGTTTTTAGAGAGTAATGCGTCCTTAAACCATACGTAGAATATCTTGAAGCCTTCATTCTTTTCCATAACAACATGGTTTACATAGTCAGTTTCTTGATCAGCAGCGTCTTGATCTTCTGGGCCTTTAGGCTCAAACTTTACTACTTGGTCACCTGCTACAAAGACTTTTAATAATTGTGGTAATGCTGCTTCAATAGTATCTTGAACGTCATACGATACAACCTGTGAACGTCCTTCCTCCTCATTTCCGAAGGGTTGACCTAGGTAATAATCTATCGCTTCTGCTCTATCATTAGACAATGCACTATCATTTACACCATAGGCTATATTCTCTTGCGCCTCTATCTGTGCAATTATTTCCATGTCTTCTATATTCATCAAACAATTCCTCTATGTGTATACTGTATCTTCTCTTTAGACCATGACTCATTCTTCATGCTATCTGCAGAGGTACATAAATATCTGAATGCGTCTGCTCCATGAGAATACTCATCATGCAATGGCGCACCAGGTTCGTTAGTTGCAGAGTTAATAGATCTGCGATAATGCTTTAAACAGTCAACAAGTCTATGAGCTGACTTATCAAAATAAACTCTATGGAAGTTCATCCGGGCTATCTTGATGCCGGCCTCTATATCCATACGAGGTACAATTCTTATATCCCATCCAAACTTACGCATAATATCTTCTGCTGATATGCCATGCTTAAAGTCTTTAGACTGTCCGTCATGTGGTAAGTACATAGTACCCCAACTATACGGTAATGCTTTTAACTGTGCTGAATAACTATCTAGTGTTCTATGGTCATCTTCTATATAACCAATGATGCGTAAGTCTGATATACCTTTTTGGCATAGGATAACTGACATGCTATCATTCCATCCTAAGTCCATAACCACATGAACCTTTAACATAGGATCATAAGGTACGTTAGTAACACGTCCGGCCTCTTGGGCTTCTCTTATTTCGTTAGAATATATAGCACCGTCAACTGCAGCCTTACATTCACCTTCCCATATGTTTGCATAATCTGGGTTAGTGTTTAAACTATGTTGACGTTCAACTTCGAGAACATCCGGAAACCATGGGTTGTCTTGCCAATTAACTTTAACTACTTTAGCATTATCTGGCGGATCAACAACAAACCTTTGGTATGTATCATCCGTATCTATGTTAGGGTTGAATGAGATCCATATTTCTGAGTCTGGTTTACGTATCGTAGGAATAAGAATATCCCAGCTTTTGCGTGATACGGTCTGTGCTTCCTCTACCCATACACAGTCTACACCCTCATACGACTTAATTGACTCGACTGTATTATTAGCTAGTCCAGTAAAACTAAATGAGCTACCGTTAAGGCCACGGATCTCTGCTTCCAATACTTCATAGAAAGCTCCTAGACCTAATGCTTGTATTTGATCGTTGAGCAAAGTGTGGACTGACTGTTTAATAGATCGCTGTATTTCTCTAGCGCATAATATACGCAATGGCTTTTCTGTAGCCTGGCTTAATAATGCTCTAGCAAAAGACCATGACTTCCCCGATCCACGACCCCCGTAAGCCACCTTATATCTGTGTGGTTCAAATAAGAATTGTAGCTTCTTTGGGAAGTCTGCTATAGGCTCTTTATTGTTTTGGCTCTGGCTCAACAAACCTTATCCCTATGCTTAAAGGTAAATTAGATCCATCCGCACCTGTAATTTCTTGCGTAGCTATGGCCTTGCCATCTAGTCTATCACCTAGTTCTTTAATAGCGGATACATCACCAGAGGCTGCTTTGTCTAATAAAGCCTCTGCTATCTGTCTTAAACGTTCAGCATCTGATTGAATGACAGCACGTCTAAGTGTTTCCGCCCATAACCTATTGTTTTTACTAGAATGTGTATTGCCCTTGTTTACTTCTGCGCTACGTTCTGCTGCTAGTTTTTTGCGTTCTTCGTTATCCATTGTTTTGCAACTCCCTTAGGTTGGTTGCCCTCTTAATTATCGGCTTAATAGCCCTCTATAGTACATTTGTTCTATGATAGCTGGATCAATGTAGTTTTGCTGCATTGTTTGGCCTGGGTTGGTTAAGCCTTGCATATATGGTGACATTTGTGAAGCGCCTGGCTGTGGAGCTGCTTGTCTCATTGCATTCATATCAGCCGGTGTCATGCCTTGTGGAATAGTAGGTGGCATATATTGAGGCATTTGTGCTGGAGGTAATTGTCCCATAGCTTGACCTGCCATTTGTGGCAATGCTTGTCTTAATGAATTAAGATCTTGGTCTGATACTTGGCCGTAACCATATTGGTTAGCCAATTCTCTTAGTCTTTGGGCGTCTTGTAATTGTCTTAATTGTTTAGCTAGATCTGCCATGTTATAACTCGCTTTCCCTGTTTTTACCTTTAAGTGGATAGATCATCCGTTGATATGTTTCCCACCATTCTTGACTATAGTCTGTATTCTGATAGTCTTTAAAGCATGGTGTGCCTAATGTGTGATGCA